ACTAAAAATAAATAGATTAATTGAGAAGGGAGAAGTATACAATGGCTGAAAAACCAATGAAGCTAGAGATTATGCCCAGTGAAATTATGGGTACGGAGATTATTAAGAGCGGCGATTATAGGTATGCTCGTGTAGGCGTAAGAAGAGGTGATAATGAAAACTTGATGATTTCCTATGAATGGAAAGGAAGTGATATCCCCGAATTTGTTATGGGACTTATGGATTTTATGAAATCTAACAAGGAAGAAATTAAAACTAACGAGGAAGAGTTTGCTTCTCTTAAGGAGAGGATGTAATGGTGCTTCCAGAGTCTGCATTTAGAAATCCTTACTGGATTAGGTATAAAGAGGGAGCTACACTTGTGAGGGATGATAAGCGTAGATTCGATTATATGAATGTTGCGTATGCTGGATATGCACGGGAATGGCGTATTAAACCTCAACCTGGGTATAATGCACAGAGCCCAAGTATAAAAACAGACAAAGTTAATTTAAGCACGGATACCCCAACTATTAGAGCTAGATAGTGGGGTTTTATTTTGAAAGGAGTATTAAATGGATTACAAGGACAGGTTGGAGTGTTTTAAGAATGAGTTGGAATTAATTAATAGGTCAGAAGTGAGGGAGTTTGTCAAGGAATGTATAAGACAAGTGCCTGATTATGTGTTTGAAGATTGCCCATCCAGTTCTAGTGGAAAATATCATCCCATAGAAGAACTTGGGCCTGATGGCACATTGATTCATACTAAAAAAGTATTTGCACTTGCATATGAATTGAGCAGAGGATTAGATTGTGAGTCTAGTAGAGATGAGATTTGTGCTGCTGCACTTTTACATGATTTGTTAAAACAAGGTAAAGAAAAATCTGGACATACTGTTAAAGAACATCCACAATTAATGGCTGATTTTATAGCAGAGATTTACAAAGATAAATTTAGAGATAAACTAGATAGAGAGTCTGCGCTAAAGATATATTATGGAATTTTCTATCATTACGGTCCTTGGACAAAACCAGATGTGCGTAAACCTATGGGTGAATTTAAGCCTGAAGAATTGGCTGTGTATTTAGCTGATTATGTGAGTAGTAAGCGCTTCGTACATGTGGATGTGAGAAGAAAGTTGGAAGGTATTTAATGGGCAAAAAATTAGATCTGACAGGGCAGCAGTTTGGGCGATTAACCGTTATGAGAGAGTACGGTAATGATGGTACAAAACATAAACGTGTTTTATGGATGTGCAAGTGTGTTTGCGGTAATGAGTCTGTAGTGCTGTCATCTAAATTAACTTTTGGACATACTAAGAGTCGTGGGTGTTATAGGTATGATAAAATGAGAGAGTCTTGCAAAATAAATATACTGGGAATGAGGTTTGGGAAGCTGTTGGTTATTAAAGAGTATCCTTCTTATGTATGTGGTCGAGTAGCATGGGTATGTAAGTGTGATTGTGGTAATACAACCACAGTTATTGGCAAAAATTTAAGAAACGGTAATACTGCAAGTTGTGGATGTTACGGTAAACAGCGGCGTATAGAAGCTAATTCTGGCGAAAATAATTGGAATTGGCGTGGTGGAATTACAGACCTAAATCAGAAAATAAGGGACTTTGTGAAAAAGTCTGGGTGGGGTATAGACATATTTCGTAGAGACGGATTTTCCTGCCTGTTATGTAAACATACCAGTGGAGGCAGTCTAAATGCTCATCATATTATACCACTTAACGAAATAATAGATTATTATAATATTACTACAATAGACGAATGTAAAAATTATCCCCTGTTTTTTGATTTAGATAATGGTTCGACTCTGTGTAAAGAATGTCATACATGGGTTCATAGTTATAATAACACAGATAAAAATTTTATAAAATCTATGGAGGACTATCATGCCTGAAATAGGTGCTGGATCTGTTAGTAGACGTTGGTTGCCGGAAGGGGGAGAAAAGGCTTATAGAGAAAAAATACACAAAGAAAGTAAATTTGCTGACGATCATAAGAAATTACCGTTTGAATTTTCTAAGCCTAAAAAGGGTGGAAGACGAGAGTGGTTTAGGTGCATTGAATGTGGTAGAGAATTGTTTGAATCTGTAAATACTATTATGTGCGCTTGTCCGGTTTGTAAAAAAGCCACTAAAGTGGAAAGGATTTAAAATTATGTCTTGGCATGTTTGGACTATAACTCCTCAGAGATATAAGAAGGTAGATGATTTTTTGTCATCATCAGTTGGAGTAGCAAATTATTTATATCCTACAGTGGAGCAGGAGTACGAAACTAAGTCTGGTAAGAGGACTAAAGATATACCTATATATAATAACTATATTTTCATTGAATATGAGGATAACAGTAAAATACAGACAAGAATATCCAATTGTCCATGGATAAAAGAATATATAGGAATATGCTCCAGAGAAGAAATGGATAACGTTAAGCAAATGGCTTCTCGGAAATATGAAGATGTTATGCCTTGCAGCGACATAAAGATCGGAGGTCATTATAAATTAAAAGGTACTGTATTCCGAGATATGACATGTACTATCGTGGACATAGAGGGAGACAAAGTAACAGTATCTATAGAAATATTTGGGTCGGATAGACTTATAAAATGTAGTAGAGACGATATAAAGGCGGAAAGGTAGATATGGTAAGCAAAAGAGGTCGTCCGATAGGACATAGGCTTAGTGAATCTACTAAAGAAAAAATTAGACAAAAAAGGTTGGGAACCAATCACACTAAAGAAACTAAAGATAAAATATCCAGATCACTAAGAGCCTATTTTAGGACCAAAGATCAGCTTGCAGAGAGTATTGAATATGAGTATAGTTATTTATCAGAGGAAGCGGCTGATTGGGTAGTCGAAAATAGAGACGCCATTAATGATACTGATAGTGTTATGACTGAGAAAAGATTATTCTATTTGAATCAGTTAGAGATATCTTTGGGTAGTGACATTGAAAATATGTTTGGGCATGGAGCTACTCCAGAATTTTTTATGATGTTAAAAGAACAAATGAAAGAACTTAAATGTGCTAAATCGGACATGGACGAGTTATATTCATTGGTATAGAGGATGAAAATGGTAAAGAAGGGGCAAAGAGGTAGACCTAAGAACCCACCTAAATTTAAAGATTTATTAAATAAATATATACCAACAGCTGAAATATTTGAAGAGGATGAGTTGAAAATGTTTGAAGGTCTGGTGGGTATATATCTAAAAGACTTTGATGAATCACAGCTTACGGCTAACGATATAGATGATATATTTTCTATAGCTATGAATAGAGTATTGGAAATAAGGTTATTAAAGAGTAGTAAAGGGCGTACTGATGAGTTGGTAGATGTGTCAGCAGCTATAGAAAAGCTTAGGAAGCAAACGGAGAAATTAAAGGAGAGTTTAGCTGCGAGGAGAAGAGACCGTATAGATCCTAAGAAGTACAGTGGATTATCTATTGTAGATCTGGCAGTTTCATATGATTTAGATAAAAAAAGAGAGAATATGGAACGTGCTTTGGGGATGAAAAAAGAAGAAGAGGAAGTAAGTAAGTCCGAGTTGTTAATAGGTAATAGAGATGATGAGGACGCTGGTATTATAGAAACAAGCAGGTAGGAGATAACTTGGGGATAATTGATATTTATGATAACATAGATGTTGTCATGGAACAGGGTACTAATCTGATCGAATACTATAGAAGTGATCCTGTTATGGCAGCGTATGATCTTTTAAAGGTGGATTTAGCGCCTGTACAGCGTTTGATATTGCGTGATATGTGGTTTAAGAATTTCACCATTACTGTAGCTGGGAGAGGTTGTGGGAAATCGGCGGACATAAATAGTTTGTCTTTTGTTGATGGTAAAGGGGTGTGTTATTTACGTGAAGAGTTTGATACTATACCTACATTTTTGCGAGATGGAGAAACTTTAGAGATAAACTCCGGCAATAGTATATATACTTCTGAGGGGTTTAAACCTATAAAGAGGGTGTCGTTAGAGAAAAGGATTGAGGGTATTAAACTTACTACCAAAATAGGGTTAGAAAATAAAGGTAGTAAACATCATCCAGTACTTACTATAAATGAAGGCGGTGATTTTTATTATAAACAACTGCAAGATTTTGAAGTAGGTGATTATGTGTGTATTCAACGAGGACAAAACACTTTTGGTGAAAATGAAATGCCGATTGACGATGCATATTTAATAGGGTTGTTTATTGGCGACGGTATGATTGTAGACACATATAATCATCAAGATATAACTACCTCAGATGATTATATCATAAGTTATTGTGCTGATTATTGTGATAAGTACAACATATCGTATAGAATAGATAAAGATAAAAGAACTGATAGTACTGTTAAAATAATATTCAAACAATTCGATTGGTTTTTTGATAAATATAATATAAAGCGGTGCCTTTCATACGATAAAGAAGTACCTTACAATATACGTACTTTAAGTGAGAGTACTCAAGTTGAATTTTTACGTGGACTTTTTGATACTGACGGTGGGTTTGAGAGTAATGGTGTAGTTACGCTTTGTTCTGCGTCGGAAACTCTTATTAAAGAAGTTCAAATGATGTTATTAAATTTTGGAATTATAGGCAGTATTAGAGAGAAGAAAACAAAATCAAAATTTGGCAAATCCTTTATACTAAGTATATCTGGCGATGATATTAAACTGTTCAGTGAATTTATAGGGTTTAATTTATATCGCAAGCAGAATTTACTGGATAGATATATAAAGTCAAATAAATTTAACACTAATAAGAATATTATACCGTTTATTAAAAATACTATAGTAAAGGATTTAGCAAAGAAATATGGTAGTTTTAGTTCTTTTAGTAGATTGTTTTCAAACACAAGGTATAGGTTTGATGACGGGAATAGAAAGAATTTGTCCTATGACATTTTAAATAAAATAGTTAATGTTGTAGAACTATACAGCACAGACCCAGTTATATACAATAAATTGTTGAAAATTAGGAACAGAAATTACTATTTTGATGTAGTAAAGTCCGTAGATAAATGGTCAGGTGATTGTTACGACTTCGAAATGGATATGGGTATTGATGTCGAACCTAATTATTTTTGTAATGGATTTATAAACCACAATACATTTCTCCTTGGAGTTAATGCTGTATTACATGCACTGTTATATCCTGGATATAGGGTAGGTTTGATGGGCCCTGGTTTTAGGCAGAGCCTTGTATTATCAGACTCTTACACTACATTTTGGACGGATGACGGTCTCAAATCTTCGCCGATAGAATTCTATAATTCAATAAAAGAAGGCGAAACGCTAGTACAATCCGATGTATCACAAAATCGCATTATTAGTAAGTGGAAAAATCCTGACAGGGCTTGTAGATATATTAAAACTAATAAAGGGTTTGAGTTGGCTGGTACAGTAGATCATGCCATAAAGGTACTAGATGGTGATAATAATATAATATTTAAGGATTTACAAGACATAACTGAAAATGATTACATAGTAATTAGACATGGTTTCAATTATTTTGGCAATAATAATTCTTTGCCTAAATTTGATTTTGATCTGAATTGGCGTACAAAGAATTGTAGAATACCCACTGAACTAACACCTGATCTATCATATTGGATGGGATTGTTGGTGGGGGATGGATGTATTTCTATAAGCGCCACTAAAAGAAAGCAGCGTGTGAATTTTACTAATGAAGATATGGAGTTGTTAAAAAGTTTTGAGAATCTTTTAGTGGAATATTTTGTTGATGATGTTGATAATATAGATGTTAGAGACAGAAAACATAATAAAGGTTTTGATATAACTTATTTTAGTAAAAAACTAGTTCAGTTCTTATTGACTTGTGGTTTTACTAATACTACTGCTTTAGATAAAAAAGTTCCATACGTAATAAAGCGGGCTAATAGAGATAATATATGTTCTTTTTTATCTGGGCTTTTTGATACGGATGGTCATTGTTACATACAGGATTATGATCACTATAATTCTTGTGAAGTTTCTTTAAATACCAGCTCCAGACAACTTGCTAATGAAGTACAATCAATTTTGTTGAATATAGGTATAGTTTCTTATGTCGGTATTAGTAAAAAAGCTGGCAAAAGAAAGCTTAATGGTAGAACCATACACTCTACATGTGCAACTGCGTATAAAGTTAGGATTACCGGTGTCCATAATATAATAAAGTTCAGAGATAATGTTGATTTTAGATGCGAACATAAATCTAATAAACTAAATTATTTTATATCAAATTTAAAGAATAGACGTAGGAGTACCAGTATCTGTGTTGAATTGGGAGTAACAAAAGATATAATAGACCGTGATCCTGATAAATTTTTGAGTTACAGAAAGTCAGGGTTGTATTTTGTAAGAATGAAGGAGTCGGATTATTTCTTTGCTCCTACGATAGATGCCGAAGTGGAAAACGAACATTGTTATTTTGCCGGTGGGTTTATAAACCACAATTCAAAATTTATTTTTAATGAAGTAGAAAAGATATATCAGAGGTCACATATAGTAAGAGAAGCTTGTGTAAAAAGACCTACTAGAGGTGCAGACACCTATTCTTTGGAATTCCGTGGTACTGATAGATCGAACGGAAGTTATATAGCTGCTTTACCGGTTGGTGTTGATGGTTCTAAAATTAGGGGGTCTCGATTTTATTTAATAGAAATAGACGAGTTAGCTCAGATGCAACCAGAAATTATTGATATGGTAATTAGACCTATGGCGGCTGTTTCTTCAGAGCCCATGCAGAGAGTTAGAGAGCGTGAACGGCAAAAGGAACTAATAAAACGAGGATTAGCATCTGAAGAGGATTTTGAAGGCGAAGCTGCTAATAAAATGATTATGGCTTCATCTGGATATTTTAAATTCAATCATATGTGGGACAGGATGAGGGCGTATTGGAAGGCCATGAAAGATCCTAAGATTGCGGATAGATACGCCGTACACCAAGTACCATATCAACTTATGCCAGAAGCCTTTCTTGATATGGAAAATATTAATTCTTCTAAATTACAAATGTCCACTATAGAGTTTAGGATGGAGTATGAAGCCGCTATGGTATCTGATAGTGATGGGTTCTTTAAGGCTTCCATGCTTGATGCTTGCACCATCGGTAGTGATTTTAGTTTACGAATAGTGGGCGAGCCTGGTAAAGAATATGTAATGGGGGTTGATCCCAATCAAGGTGGGTCTGCCGCTTGTGGTGTTGTGGTTATAGAAGTGGGCGATCCTCATAAGTTAGTCTATATAAATGAGATTAAGGGCAAAACTACTCAAAAAATGACTGCGGCAATACAAGAGTTATGTGAAAATTTTAATATCGTTAAGATATTTATGGATTCTCAGGGGGGAGGAAAGCCTATAAAAGATTTACTACAGGAGGGTTATGGTAATAAAACCCCCATACTTGACATAGACGATGATTTAACTAGAAGCCATTCGGGAAAACGTATATTGAAGATGGTTAATCCAAGTGTACAATGGATAAATGATGCTAATTTTGATACACTAGCTCTTATAGAGCATAAAGAAATCCGTTTTCCTGTAATGCCTAAGTCAGAAAAAACTGATAAAGCAGAGGATAAGACTGACGCGATATCTGAAAAATTATATGAGAAAGTAAAAGTACTTAAATCTCAAATGTTGAATATAGTTGTTACTCAAACAGCTAGAGGATCTAGGCATTTTGATACGCCTACTAAAGGACAAAACAAAGACCTTTATTCAGCTCTAATACTTGCATGTTGGGGTGTTCGCGAGATGGATAGACAATCTATGGAGCGCGTACAAAAACTACATGCACAAGGGTTAGTGAGACCTCACAGTAAAGGATCTCAATTTGCGCAGGCTGTGAACGCTGGCCCAGGTGAATCGTGGATGGAAAATGCTATTCCAAAGAAAAGAATAAAGTAAGGAAATATAATGGTAGAAGAAAATAAAAATAAATTAGAGGAATACAAAAAAGACGATGTTACCGTTAAAGACATGGTTACTCGCATTCACGACAAGATAGACGAATTCAAAGATGATATAGACGAAGAATTTGAAAAAGAATTAGAAAGGCAATTAAAAGCCAAACGCAATGGTTATTTTATAGTTCCAAATAAATTTTGGGACGCTTGGTTCCAAAAGATATTTGCCCAGATAATTTCGATTAAGGTATGGGTATTGGCACTTATTACTGTACTATTAGTTAAAAGTTTTATAAGTAGTACTGAGTTTGCCGCACTATTTGGTATTATTATGGGCCTGAAAGGAATTTTTCAAACAGCTGCCGTCTGGAAAAAGAATGGTAACGGTGATTTAAACGCGGTAGATAAGACATAAGGAGTATATTTAAATGGAACAGCGACGATTAGAAAAGATTACAGCGGATCTCAAAGAAAAATATCCCGAGGCTGGGATAAGAAAGATAGAGGTGGATGAATCATCTGGAAAATCTACTTTCTTTTTGAGGCCCTCTCAAAAAGCGCTAGCAACTTTACCCCCAGAGTTAGCGATGAGACTGCGAATGTCAGAATCTGAAAAAGCATCCGTGCTTAGGAGAGACTGGCTTACTAGGTCGGATTTAGATCTGTCTATAGCTGAGTCACCTTCTACGCAAGACCCAAAAGAATCTTACAAGAGGTCTATGAGATATTATTATGATTTTGATATGTATGGAACTCATATAGACATCCTTACTAATTTTGCTGCTAAGGGTTTTGAAAATGATATAGATGATAAAAAAATAAAACAATTTTATGATGTGTGGAACTTTGATGTAAATTTTAAACAAGTACTTGATTGGATATTTTTTGATTTCTTTAGAGTTGGTATGGTGCGTACGTATAAGATTATAGGCAAATATAATCCTGGGGTTAGTTACTTATCACCGATACCTGGAATGAAACAAGCTAGAGGGGATCTTAAAGAAATCGTAGAAAGAGCTGAAAGAATACACCAAAAGAGATTAGAGAGATTAGATGAGAAATTAAAAGATCTAGATGGTCGTAGAAAGGATGAAAAAGATTTAAAAAGAGAGCTATCAGCTAGAAAGAAAATATGGTCAAAGGGGTTTATGCCTATAGCGTATACCGTGCTAAATCCAACACTAGTTGATATAGAAGGTAGTTTATTATTTAATAATACTAAAGTAACGCTTAAACCTTCAGAGGAATTGGTTAAATTAACAAAAAAGGCGCCTACTGAACTTACTGATGACGAAAAGACTTTAATTAAATTGTTACCCAGTGATTTCAAAGAGAAAGTTAAATCTGGCAAAGGCATAGAACTCGACCCCATGTATGTAGGCGAGGTAGATTATAGAAAACAGCCTTATGAAAGATATGCTAGACCTAGAGGCATAAAAGTTTTTGATGCTTTGGAATACAAAAAATCCTTGCGCCAGGCGGACCTTAGTACTTTGGACGGCATCACTAATTACATATTAAAAGTAACTATAGGTAATGATGAATATCCCGTTACTAGTCAGTCAGAATTGCAGACTATAGCGTCTTTATTTAATTCTACTACTTCTAAATCATTTGATGTAGTATGGAATCATACACTACAAATAGAAAAAATAGTAGCGCCCGAAATTGAAGCCGTGCTTGGGCAAGATAAATATAAGCAGGTTAATGAAGATATAACCGGTGGTTTAGCCATGTCTAGAGGTTTTATAGATGGCGTGACCAACCTTAATACCGGAGAGGCAAATCTTGTAACCAAAACTGTTCTAGAAGAGATTAATTATGCTAGGCGGCAAGTAGAACGTTGGATATATAATGAATACAGACAGATAGCGGAGGCAATGGGTTTTGACAGGTTTCCTAGAGTTAGATGGGATAACACTATATTAAGAGACATTATATTGTATATGAGTACTATTTCAGCCCTTGTAGACCGCAGAATGCTCTCATATGAGACTGCTCTTGAGCAGCTAGGCTTTGATTATGAAAATGAATTTGGTAATATGAAAAATGAATTACCGTCTGTTTTGGAGGGTATTTTGGGCATTGTTGGAAGCCCTTTTCAACAAAAAGGATCTGGGATTCAAAATGTTCAGAGAGCCCCTATTGGAACACCATCTAATGGCAGACCAAGGGGACAAGTACCAAAAACTAAACAACCAAGTACTAAGCCACAAACAAAAACTAAAGTACCTAATCAGGCGCCGAGTCAACAACCAGGTCCGAGCCCGGCAGCTGCATCTACCGATATTAGGTATGTTATGCAATATGCTGCCGAAGTAATGGATAATGATCAGTTTTTGGAGTTTTTGCAAGGATTTATAGAATCATATAGAACCACTGAGTAATACTATGGAATGTTTTGGAATAATTTATAAATCTACTAATAAAATAAATAATAAGTCTTATGTTGGCCAGACAATATGTGCATTTAATGTTAGAAAATTACAACATATTAATGATTCAGCGGCTAATAGGGATAACATTTATTTTCATAATGCAATTAGAAAATATGGGCCTACTAATTTTGAATGGGAAATACTTAAACGTTGTTATTCTAGAGAAGAATTAGATGCTGAGGAAAAAAGATTTATAATAAAATATAAAACTTTAGAAAATGGATATAATCTAACCACTGGTGGTGCTGGAATGAGTAATTATTCAGTTACGGAAGAGCATAGACGTAATTTGTCCGTATCACATAAAGGTTATAAACATACGGAAGAACAAAAGAAGAAAATTTCTAAAGCATTAAGAAATAGATATTGCTCAGAGGAAACAAGAAAAAAATTATCGATATCTAAGATGGGCAGTAATAATCCCATGTGTGGCAAATTTGGAAATACAAATCCCTTTTATAAAGGAAAGTTTTCGACAGAAGTTATAGAAAAAATAAGAGATTCTAATAGTTTGTATTGGGAAGTGACTTTTCCAAACGGTGATAAACAAATAATAAAAAATTTAAGTAGATTTTGTAGGGAACATAATTTAAGTAAAGGAGTTATGGGTCTTGTTTCAAAAGGATGTAGGGCACACCATAAATTATATAGATGTAAAAAATTAGGTAAGAATTTACCGAATGTAAATTTATAGTGAGGGCAGATAGTTATAATAAACTAACCGCTCTTATTATAGAGGGCTTTATATTTTTGTTTGGGAAGGGGAGGTATATAGTAGTGGAACATGAATATAAATTTGATCCTGTAACTATAGAGGCGCAGATAGAACTTTTTGAAGGCACTGATGCTCTTAAAAAAGAGGTTGCCTCTATTGTAAATTTTCCTGAGAATAAGACACCAGATGTGTTGTTTTTTTCGGGTATTTTTGTGTCATCTGGGGCCAACCTAAATGATGCTTTTTTTATGCCCACCGAAATGGTTAAGGCATATAATACAATAGATAACAAAGCATTGGATATAGAGCATGAAGAGACGGAGATAGTAGGGCATATATATTCCAGTGCTTTTATTGATAGATCTGGAAATAAGCTTAGTATAGAAAAATTAAAAGATATGAGTCCGGCAGAACTTGACAGAATGGATTTGGATGTGATGATTGCTGGTATTATATATAAGAGCAGGTTTCCAGAGCTGGCAGAAGAAGTAAAAAACAATAAATGGAAACTATCTATGGAAACATATTTTTCAAATTATGACGTAAAAGTGGGTAATCTGATATTATCACGACAGGAAGCTGAAGCAATGGGATTGGCTTCAGATGATGTGTTAGGACGAGTAGCAAAGATTCTTAAAAAGGGAAAGGAAATAGCAAAGGGACAGGTAACTAGAGTATTAAGAAACCTGTTGTTTTCAGGATGTGGGCTTGTAAAAAATCCTGCCAACCCCAGATCCTTGATATTGGAAACAGCCAAAAAGAAGGGGGAAGAGGTTATGGTTGTAGAACTTGAACCTATAGAAACCGAATTAAAAGATAAGGACAAGGAAGATGCCGAAGCTATTGTGACGTCACCAGCAGCTACGGCCCCGAGCCCTGACGCATACGATGTTCGTACACAAACATCTCCTGGAATTTGTGTAAATTATAAAAGAAGAGTTATTGATGCTACGTTCGAAGGACCGGATGCAAAGGTTTTACATGAGGACTGGTGTACTCTTTACGATATGGCGTGCACGTCACCGTCAAGAGGAGCAGATCATCCCGAATGTATCAGGCAGGTAGTTGTATCCAAGACTGGATCGTACACTAAGTATAAACTATCAGATTTAGAGGCCATGGATAGACGAGGCAATCTATTGGCTACTCTGATAGAAGTTTTGAATAAATCGAGGAGGTAATCGCTCATGCCACAAGCACAAACTGGAAAAACTAAGAGTGTACCCAAGGTAGTTAGGGTGAATGCTTCAGATGGTGAAGCTGTTCTGTTCAGAAATCTTGGGAATGGACGTAGACTCCCATTTATTTGGGCAGATACGTTTACATTGGCATCCGGTACCACAGAAACAGTGGTATCCAGCGGTGTTTCGTTTCATGACTATGATGTATCGGGTGGCATCATTACTTTTAGTCCTATGTCATCCGGTGGCGCTGCTCTGACCACTTACATTGATAAGAATACTACAACTAATGTAGTAAAATTAGTGGCTACTAGCGCGCCCAGTGAAGATTGTGATTTTGACATTATGTTCATGTTGGGTGTTGGGTATAACTTTGACAGTACACACACCAATCAAATTTGGCGTAGATATTATAGTAATTAATTTTTACGTAGGAATTGGGACGAGGAAATGGTTGATTTAAAGTTTTAAACGAGGTTGGTTTGCTGATTAACTTAAACTAAGTTTAGGAGGGTTTTTTCATGACCGACAAATTAACTCAAGATGTACATGCTATAGTCGATAGCATCTTTAAGCAGAAAGAAGAAGACGCTATGAGAAAAGAAACAGAAGAAGCTCTCAATAAGTCTGCTGAAATAATTAATAAGCTTGATGAGTCCTTAGAGGCAAAGGGCCAAGAGCTTTCTAATTTAGAGGCTAAGAATGGGGAGTTGGAATTTACTATTTCTGAGCTTTCTGCTAAAACCAAAGAGCTAGAAGAGAATCTTGAGAACGCAAAGTCTGACTTTGAGGCCAAGGAAAAAGAGCTTACTGAGCAATTAGAGGCGGCTCAGTCCGAGCTAGAAGAAATTAAAAAGCAGCAACTTGCGAAAGCAAGATTTGATGAACTTGCTAGTGATGGTGTGGCTGCTATTAATGAGCAGGCCATTGAGGATCAGATGAACAAGATTCGAGATATGAGTGATGAAGAATTTGAATTGTATAAAACTGATAGGCTTGAACTTCGTAAGTCTATCATAGCTGAGCTAGAGTCGTCATCCAGTACTGATACAGAGGAGAACGAAAATAGCGAGTCAGAAGTTGCCACAGAGGAAGAAACTAATGAAGAAGAATCTGCTTCCGAAGAAGAAACTTCAGAGGAAGAGACCGCTGAAGAAGAAACTTCAGAAGAAGCTTCAGAAGAGGACACCGAAGTGGAGTTAGAAGATGAGGAGGAGGCTGCTGCCGAATCTGAAGATTCGATTGATCCGATGAAAGCTGTTTCAGCTATGCTAAATCTAGAAGCTGATATTAGTTCTAATATTCTCAGTAAATACAAAGATTTAGGTAAAGCTTTGGCTGAGAATGTTAAGAATAGGAAGTAAGTAATCGTAAAATTTTGCAAGGAGGAAAGTTATTATGTTTATTCCGAGACATCCCGTAGTAGAGAATCAATTCTGCCAGTTCTATGGCCAGACCACGGTTTCTGGTGGAGCAGGTGATGTTTTAGCATACGCAGGTTCCGTTTGCTATTTGGATGATAGCCAGACAGATGCCACAGTTAAAATTTATGTTGCTGATGAGAATAAGTACCCATTTGGGTTTTTGATGCAGAAGGTTAAAACTGGATATCATTCAATTCATCCGGCTGGGTTTATGATGCCTGGTGATCTCGGATCTTCCGATGTTATCGCACAGCCTAGCTACAACTCAAATGGACAGATTAACGGAAGTAAACCTGCGCCTGTTGGCGTTGCTCATCTTGGTATATGGGATACTATCCATTACTATGATACTTCAGCTATTAACGCTGGTGCAAGAATGCAGGTCCGTAAGAACAGTATGTCAGAACTTACTGATCTGGGCGCTGCTACTTATACCAATGCAACTGTAGTAGCTGTTGTTCTCAAGGGCGCAAGCGCTGCACAGGTTACTGCTAATGTTAATAACACCACACTTTATCCTATTAGGGTAAAGCTTTTAGTATAATATTTATATTTAATTATTGGATCAAAAGCACGTTTAGTGCATCCAAAATTACTTGACGGAGGCGAGTTAAGTTATGGACAAAAAAGAAATGAGAGAACTGTTTAGGGCAACCGCTGCTATAAATACTCCTGAAGGCATCATGGCCTATAAGGCGTTTGCTGCTGCTCTGACAACTCCAATCCTTCAAGCAATAGAGAGAGATTCCATAATGAGACAGCTTTTTGCTGTTGAAGAACTAGGTCCTGGAGCACAAGCTTCATATCCGGTCGCTGAGGATTTCGAGATCCCAGTTTGGGTATTACCAGGACTTGGCTATGTTGCCCAGAATTTTATAGAAGGTATCGGTGAAGAGGTTAACTGTATAGCCTCTTAATTTTGCTATATGCTGGAAAGCCCTAAAGGCTCTTTTACTGCTATCGTAATAATAAGGAGTATGTAACAATGGGTAATCATGCAGGAAACTTTGATATTGCACATCTTAAATGGTTAGGTGGGTTGATAGATGCTGACGGTTCTATAGGTATTTCTATAAATACTAGAAAAAACAATAAAATAGTTTATACACCGTGTATAGTAATAACCAACAGCAATGCCATAATGATAGAACGTGCACATAATATTCTTGATCAATACAAGATAAATCACCATATAAAGCCAAATGGTTCATGTAAAAACCTAACCATCTCTAGGCCAAATATAATAGATTTGTTTTGTAGACTAATGAACGGTTTAATTTTAGTAAAAAATAACGAGCTTAGACTTATACATCAATTTTGTTTAAAGCGAATAATTAATATAAATGAATCTGGATGTAATTGGAAAGCTAATTATAACAAAGACGAAATAGATATAGTCTACGAGTTAAGATCATTGAATATGAGACATTATGGTAAATGCGAGGAATATGGGATAGTAGACAATGAAGTAAGTGTAGATTTGTTGAACTGTTTTAGCCTAGAGTGGTTGGCTGGTTTTATAGACGGTGACGGTTGTTTTAGTATAAGTAAGATAAAAAGACCTTCAGGAAAATATCAATATCAACCTTTGACTAGTATAGTAACTGGATCATTGATTGCTAAAAATATTATTTCTATTTATTTAGATAGATATAATATTAACTATTATTTAAATAAATCAGTATCTGGACCCAATCATAAACCTAACTGCATTAAAAAGAAATTTGAATATGTCATTAGATCTCAGAAAGATTGTATAAAAATTTACAATTTACTATCAAATAAGGTTGTTGGAAAGAAGCATAGATTGAAGTTATTATTTAACTTTTGTTCTAGTAGATTGAATCGTAAAAACAAACCCTATTCTGATTTTGAGATATTTTTATATAAACAACTTAATGATGATATCAGAGGATCCTCAACGACTATATGCAAAACGTCGTATGACGAAGAGATAGTCTGAACTATATGGAGACATATAGAGGAGGCGCCGAAGAGCCCTCCCGCCCGAAAAAAGTCGGGTCATAAAAGTAACAGATTGATACGTACCTACATTTTCCATCGATGCATCGGGCGACTGGAAACTCACTTATGCTAGGGATTCGAGAGTGGATATTGCGGCAAGAGCTGCAGAGAAAGCTGCTAAAGCGATTGCTGATTACGAAGAGGAAAGTGGATGGAGAGTAATTCTACCCGCCGCTACTTCAAGATTCTTTGGAAAGGGACTGCTTGGCTCACGCCCAGCTCCTATTTATGAGATTAACCCCGCATCTACTGGTGCTGGTTATCTTTCTAAAGAACTTCTCAACAAAATGATTGTTGGGTTCAAGAGAATTGGAAGAACTTTGACGGATCTGTATGTTTCACCTGAAGATGCAGCTGACATCAGAGAATGGACCGACACAGATGTTGACCCAATGACGAGGCGTGAAATTTTCCAGGCTGCTGGAATGGGCAGTATTTGGAATGTCACCCTTCATGAGGTACAGCATCTTGGTGCCACGGGTCTGTATAATATTAATGGTAGTACTTCAGCTTATGGTAAGTTTATTGCTGACGGTAGTGAGCAGTATAATGCATACCAGCTGGATAACCCAAATGTTACATCAGCTGATGGTACAGTTTCTACTTTGGGGGAAACTCAGGTGCTTGGTTTTGACCTTGGCGTCAATGACTCACTTGTTATGCCTATCCGTAAGACCTACGAAGCTCATGATGATCCAACCCTACTTAGGGTCCAGAAAGCTGGATTCTTTGGCTGGGAGGAAATAGGATTTGCATGTCTTGATCCTCGTATGCTGGGTATGGGTATAATCGACAGGTCGTTATAATATTGATATATAACTAGTGCGCTTGTTAAACATGCGAGCGCACTGGTCTATATACCTTGGAGATTAAAATGACCTTTATGTTGGGAATAATAGCTACAATAATTTTAATAGAAGCTATAACTGGTATTATAAGTAAGTCAGAATTGTTTAGACCTTTAAGAGAATTTTTATTTGATAGAAGGGAAAACAAATTATTTGGATTTATGCACAGAATAATAGATTGCCCTTATTGCTTATCAGTATGGGTAGGCATGTTCTGTGGTGGTGTATTATATTTATACATAAATAATTTGCTCCCTTTTATTATTATGTGGATATTTATATCTTTAATTTTTCATAGATTGTCAAATGTATTACATTATATTATTGATAGAATTGATTCAAACCATGAAAGTTTGGACAAGGACACTTAAACGGAGGACAAGGTAGATGAAAGGATATGTAAGAAATAAAACAGCAGGGTGGCGACATGCCATGAAAAGGTCCGTTGGACCAGGACATAAAATACCTATGAACGAGTTGTTCGAACAGTATGGCGAAAAGCATGGACTTGAGCCAGGCAATGAGTTTGTGGAATGGCTTAAGAATGTTAAACTGAGAGACCGAGGTACTTGGGAGATTGTGACTGAGGATGATAATATCCAAGTTTCAGGGGGTAGTAAATCTGAGGAGAAGACAGTTGAACACAAGCCAGATAATAGAGGGTCTTCTTTAACAAGTCCATTTGTTAAAAAAGCCATAGAAATAGATGAAATAGTTAATATGACGGTAAGAAATGCTAGAGTAGAATTGAAGAAAATAACTGACTTAAGATTATTGAGACAAGCCTATGAACAAGCTAGACAACTAGCGCATAAAGATACGTTGTGCCAATATTTGAGAAGGCGTATACAAGAGTTAGAGCTTACTAGGAGGTAAATCGTATGCCTTTTGTACCTAAATCATATGATAGAAATCTACGAATTCCTAAATACTACAGCACCGCAGTTGGGGCTGAAGGGTACAATCCAGACGTAACCATTTATTATGGTTCTGATGATAACATTGTGCATGTAAGAGAAATTTGGAGAGGAAAGCAATACGATCAAACTGTATCTGGTACTAATTATGCTGAGTATTGGCCAAGTTTTAGCTACAGTGTTACTTATTTTGCTTGGGAAGAAACTACAGTATCATAAAAATAAATAAGTAGAGCCTATCATGATAAAACTAACTATACAAGTAGCTGATATAACTAGCGTTATGTTAGCATATAATCAGATACGCATATACACATCTGACGCCGAAAATGGTACGTATACATATTTGACATCTCTATCGTTGTTAGCTGGTGTGTCAACCTATACCTATACCCATGCTCAGGGTACATCAGATACATGGTATAGATCTTCTTACTACAATTCTTCTACTAGTGCTGAAAGTTCATTGTCAAATGCAGCTCATGGAGAATCAGCTTCTTTATATCATGTAGTAACCTATCCAGAAGAGTGTGAATTTGATAGTAATTCTGATATAAT